TGATGGTAATAAAACCAGTGAGATCTTTGAGGTATATGATACCAATGGTTTTGAATTTCCAGCACCACCTATCGATACATATGTGGTTAACTTAGATGCAGATGTGTATCCTATACATGCTGCTGCACTTTTTGGTGGAGTATCAGCACCTAAGAGACTAGAAGTAGTTGCTGGACCTTCAACAGAACCTAACCCTAAGATTCAAGACCCTCTTCACTTCCATGAAGTGTATGATATGAGATCATTTACTTATGATCCTACACTTAATAGTGGTGCTGGTGGTTGGTCTACTCCTAAGTTTGCTAATCAAGTTTCTAGTCCAGATGATCCAGATGACTTTAGTTTTGGATGGGAGTGGGTAAGAGACACTAGAAATCAACTGCTTGCATCTTCAGATAGTAAGATTGCAGAGGACATGCCCGAATCAATTAAAGATCGTTGGAAGATGTACCGTCAGAAGTTGAGAGAACTACCTACTGAGTGGGCAGGTATTGGTACAGCAACACACCTAGTTGTATGGCCTGTCTCACCTGAAGAGCAAGACAATCCTAACTTCGTACAAGTTCCAGACTAGATCTGAAACGAAATTGACTTTTTAGTTACCAGAATTCGGGAAAAAAAATCCCGAATTTTTTTTGACCTACAGGATTTTATCAAATGTTTGAACTTAATAATGAACTAGATATTAAAGTTGCTAGAGATATACTAGGACGAAATGCTGTAGTTGTAGATAATTTTTATAAAAATCCTGATGAGGTAAGAGATTTTGCCTTGTCTAATTTAAATAGTAGAGGTAGAGAAGCACCTTCTATACCTGGTGGTAGAATATATGTTGATACTGATGAGGTTAAAGATAAATTAAAAGGTATCTTCCATACCCTATGTTTTGATCCAGATATATGGAGAAGAGATCAGGTATATGATGAAGATTTTTTTAATGAAAGGTGGGATGAGCAGGGATTCATGTGCAATGTTATAAATGATGAGACTCTTTTAAATAATCCATTAGGTATCATACCTCATCAAGATTACTATCCATGTGATGATAAAACTTTTAAAGGTGTGATTAGATCTAGGTATGGATGTGTTATCTATTTAAATACTCCAGAAGAATGTCATGGTGGCACTAATCTTTATAGTTTTGGTGGTGATATAAGTATTTTGGAGAGAGTTACTAGTGGTATACCTAAATTAAATGATGCAACTCCAACAGAATTGTATAATCATATTAGATCTCACCTAGATAATGATTACTGTAGGATTGAACACTCTTTTGAAATGGTGTATAATAGAATGGTATTATATGAAGCTGATGTTTTACATGGACAGAACGCAGAGTTAGGATACTTTACTAACTTTGATCGTATTAATCAAGTACTTTTTATGTGATATGTTTAACTTAAATCCCTCTATGGATATAAAAACCCTTAGACATAAGGGTAGAGGTGCAGTTATTATTGATGACTTCTATACAAATCCAGATGAGATAAGAAAGTTTGCAATGTCACAACCTCTTAAGGATGATGAGTTATTGTGTAGTGGATTTCCTGGATGGAGAGTATTTAAAAAGGATGAGAGGGTAAAGGATTTTTTGTATGATCTTTTTTATAATCTAGCATTAGATAATGATATATGGGATAGAGAACACTGTGTGGATATGGCACAGTTTAATTGTAGTTGGGATAGTGCAGGACTTATGGTTAATGTTTTAAATGATAAGTCATTAATAAATGATCCTCTTGGTATAGTTCCACATCAAGATGCTTATACTGGTGTAAAAGAACCTGGATTACCCGACTTCCAGTTTGGTGCTAACATATATTTGAATACTCCAGAAGAATGTGCAGGTGGAACTGCATGGTATAGTTTTGATGGTGAGATTAGCATACCTAAGAGAGAAATTAGTGGTATCCCTGTACCAGATAATGCAGATGAGTTATCTAACAGAGAAATTTTTAACCATGTTAAGAAACATACACTTGGTCCTCGCTGGAAACTTGAACATGAGTTTGAGATGGTGTATAATAGAATGGTAATGTATGAAGCTGATGTTTTACATGGACAGAGTGTTGACTTGGGTATGTTTACCGACTATAATCGTATGAACCAAGTTATTTTTATGTAACTATATAAAATGTTGATGTATGACTATGAGATCTAAAGCATTCTTTATTAATGGTGGTGCTGGTAGGGTAATTTGTTCTATCCCTGCTCTAGAGAAATATGCAGAGACCCATGATGATTTTATAATCGTCGCAGAGGGTGGCATGAACTTCTATAAGGGACACCCAGTACTACATAAACATGCCTATGATATATGGCATAAAGGTTTATTCGAGGATAAGATTAAGCATAGAGATTGTGTAACACCAGAACCATATAGAGTTTGGGAATATTATAATCAGAAGTGTAGTCTTGCACAGGCATATGACATGGAGATTAATGGGTTAGAAGAACCTAGAGAACTTCCTGCCCCTAATCTTAAGGTTACTAAGTACGAAGGTATATCAGCACTACAAACTATTGAAGGTATTAAAGGACAGTGTGGTAAAGATAAGGTTGTAGTTGTTCAACCCTTTGGTAGGGGTGTGATGAATACTGATGGGTATATATTTGATCCAACCTCTCGTAGTTTTAATGTAACAGATATTGCTGATATTATTAATGATCTTAAGAAAGATTATACTGTTATTGTTATGACAGAATTTCCTTTCGACTGTGGTAAGAGTAAGTATAATCATGCTGTTCCTGAAGTACCAGACATTCGTTTGTGGGCAGCGTTAATAGAATGTGCAGATCATTTTGTTGGATGTGATAGTGTAGGTCAGCATATTGCTAAGGCAGTTGGTACAACATCAACAGTTGTTGTAGGATCTACATACCCTATCAATATATCTTATCCAGATGATAAGGATGTTGATATCATTGATCTTGGAGAAGATAGGAGAACATTCTCTCCTATTAGATTGACTACAGAAGATCAGCAGGACATGTATAATGATGAGTGTATGACTATGACTAAGGATGATATTAAGAATGTTATTACTAGTTGTAGAAAGAGATTAGGTAAGTCTAAAGATATTCCTATAGTTAAACCACCTGAGAAGCAAGACTCTTGTTGTGAGGATCCTGCTTGTCCTACAAGTACACCATCTAAGAAGGGATTTAAGTCATGACACAGTGGATAGCAGCAATTGCGAGAGGACATAATGCTGGAGTAGCATTATTGAAAGATGGTGAGGTGGTCTTCGCTCTAGAAGAGGAAAGACTTACTCGTGCTAAGTATGATGGTGCTCCTCTTGCAGCAATGCTTAAGATTAAAGAGTACACAGATAAATTAGATTATTTTGTTATAGTTCATACTACAAGGATGATGAGCCATACAGATATGAAATTAGATTATTGTATGAATGATCCTTACTATGGTCTTGCTAGAAAGATAGGGTTGTTGGAGAATACTCAGTTTATGGATGTTGAAGATATCGTTACCCTTCCTGATAGTAGAGAAGTTCCCAAGAATTATATTGACATGGGACATATACATCATAGGACACACGCAGCACTAGCATTTTATAACTCAGGATTTGATTCTGCTTCTGCTGTTATAGTTGATGGTGCAGGGTCATGGGTTAAGTTTGGTAAGACTGAAAAAGAAATAGAAGATTATTGGGAGACAGAAACTATATTTGACTGTGCTTATCCTCATAAATTTGATACTAGGTATAAGCATATAGGTTCTAAGTTTGCATCATCATTTAATTACTTTAACAATTTCTGTTCTAGATTCTGGTCTGGATATGGTAAGGATGTTGACTATGAGTCTCCTCAAAATGAGAATCATGAAATAATTGCTACACATAAAGCAGGTATTGTTAAAACATATGAGGCAGTGACTGAGTACTGTGGTTTCCCTGCTATCGAGGCAGGTAAAACTATGGGTCTGTCACCTTACGGACAAGAGTGTGATTATATTCCACCTCTGTTTAATAAGTGTGGCATTTTACCAGTCAAACTTGCTGATAGTAATGTCTTTACTCCAATGTATCCTAATGGAGCAATTCAAAACCTATGGTATGAACCAGAGATTAATGAGAGAACTACTAATTGTGAAGATGTAGATGAAGATGATCCTGCGAATGCCCATATACCTAAACCATATGAAGCTCAGAGTAGGAAGAATTTTGCATGGAGAGTGCAGAATGATACTCAAGAGGCAGTTCTTGAATTAATTCGTAAGGCAGTTAAAGATTCAGGTAATAAGAATGTAGTAGTATCTGGTGGGTATGGACTGAATTGTGTTGCTAACTACTGGTATCTTGATCAGTTAAAGGATGAGGGTATTAACCTTTATGTTGAACCAGTAAGTAATGATGGTGGTACTGCATTAGGTGCTGCTTTACTATGGCATCATCATGTTAATAAAGATTGTAGGCAGCGTAAACCTATTAATAATCTTTACTTTGGTCCACAATATAATTACACTGCGGAGGAGATTGATGTGATCAGTTCTAAGTATGATGCAGAGGTGTCAGATGCTGACAATAAAACTGTCATTGATCTTATTTTAAATAAGAATATTGTCGCACTATATCAGGGTAAATCTGAGGCAGGTCCAAGAGCACTTGGTAACAGATCTATTCTATATGATCCTCGTGATCCAAATGGAAAGGATCATGTTAATACGATTAAGAATCGTGAGTTCTTTAGACCATTTGCAGGTAGTATCCTTAAGGAACATGTGCATGAGTGGTTTGATCTTCGTGGTATGGATGAGACTCCATTCATGATGTATGCAGTTAACTGTCAGCCAGGTATTGAAGAAAAGATTCCTGCTATCATTCATGTAGATAATACATGTAGGATTCAAACTGTTACCCCAGAACAAAACAAAAACTACTATGAACTCATCCAAGAATTCTTTAAACAAACTGGTTGCCCTATCATCTTTAATACTTCCTTTAATTTGGGTGGAGAACCTCTCGTTGAAACACTCGATGATGGTATCAGGACTCTTGTTAACTCTGACATCGAGTATCTTTATCTTCCTGAGTATGGTAAGTTAGTTACTGTTAAGAATGACTAAAAGATTTATTCATCCCTTTGCACCAGTAAGAGTCTTTGTCAATGGTACATTTGATCTCTTACATCCAGGTCACATATCATTACTAAACTATGCTAAGTCTTTAGGGAACTATGTTATAGTTGGTATCGATACTGACGATAGAGTACGGGAAAAGAAAGGAACAACCCGTCCGATATATAATCAGGAAGACAGAGGACTAATGCTCATTGCTCTTGAAGCAGTGGATGAGGTGACTTACTTTGATAGT